GTATTTTAAAAAAAGATAATTACATGAAAATTATACATAATGCTGAAATTTGTTATATATTTAATCTAGAATATATGGAAGAATTAGATTATTATCCAGCACATAATTGTAAATATAAAAGTACGGGTGATCATTATAATTGTAACTATCCTGTATGTAGAGTCGAATCATATAAAAAAATAAAAGATACTATAAATTATAAAACTAAAGATATTATTCCGGAAATTTTTATTAGTTCAATTTGTCATAGCGAATCATTTCTGCAATGTACAACATCACGTATAAATATGAAAACTTTTGGTAAAATGTACTCAATTATTTCAAGTGAAATATTTTTAGAAAATCTTACACAACACATAATAAATCCATTAATGCAATATTTTACAAATTATATTTACAATAAACCGGTATTATTAAATCCTATGTTAGGTGGTAAATATGAATATTCTATTCCCGCCGATTGCGATATTGTAATAGGTGACGTATTAATAGATATTAAATGCACAAGCGGCGATAATAGTTCTTATGAAATTATGCAGTTACTAGGATATTCAGCTTTATTACAAAATAACCCGACTTATAATAAAAAAATAAACCAAATTTCGATATTAAATTTATTAGAAGGTAGTATTCTATTTTATGACACTTCTCATATTAGCAATGAACAATATTTATCATTTTTGAAAATCCTTACACAAAAGTAGTGCATATTACTAAAAATTTGTTAAGATGAGAGGATACGTTCTATTTTTTTCTTATTATTTTCTAGTTCTGTGTGTTCTTTTAACATGTCTATGTTTTTGCATTCGCTTGGTTCCTCTATGCCGCATACTTCCACCACTTTTAGGACTACCATCATCATTACTTTTGGGTGGAGACCTTGACCTGGACCTCGACCTTGACCCGGGACTAGGATTACGACTACGTGTGTGTCTACGTTTAGAACTATATGTGGGACTACGTCTCGGGCTTGGACTACGCGGGGTACGTGGGCTACTATGTCCACGCAACATTGAATCAAACATAGCATCATACTCTTCCATCGATCTTATACCCGATATACTAAATGGAATTATCGCCGCTGTATTAAGATCTCTATCTATTCCAGCATTCATTACGATTTGACATGTGTCACATCCACAACTGCGTGGTTCTGTATTTGGATTTGCGTGTTTTTTTGTAAAAATATTCGATTTGGGGCGAAGCGCTTCAAAATAAGAAGAAAAATAAGAAGATTCCATTCGTTTACCTATCATAAGCCGCGCTGCCTTGTCGCGTTTAACTTCGACTACACTAAGTCCAGTGTTACTCATTTGACTTAATGATGCATGCGATAAACTTAACTCACTAGCAACAGTTCTCAATGCATCGCGATATCTCAACTCTACTTGGTAAATAACTTTATCCGCAAAAGTGTCAGGTAACCTAAATTGAGTACCCCCTAAAAACATTCGCAAATTTCGTTTCAAATTCTCACTGTTTACGACGGCCACACGTGGGACGGCACTTTTCGCTGCACTTGAATCGCGGAATTTTACACAAAGATGGCGTAATCTATGCGACACAACGTCTTCAAAATAACAGCGCTCAAATGCGTCGACAAGTAGTATAATATATCGTTTCTGTTCCCATGTGTTAAGTGCTCGCGGTCCTTCGGAATAAGGACACGATACATCCACACATTGAACTTTTCGTGGGAAAATGCATCTAAAATTGGCGAGTAGTCTTTCAAAAGGTTTTTCAGGTCTAGATTCTCTAAATGGAGCACACGCCATATTTACTTTAAAGGAACTTGAACTAGCAGGAAATTCTAGTGATTCTAAACTTGGCGGTGCGTGGGTTTGTTCTAAAAAACTGCACAACTCTAGTGCGCGTTCTAAACTCAAACTCACTGGTTTCGCTGGATTGAACTTACCTATAACCACCGTATCTGTAAGCCGAAGTCTTCTTAATTTCGGGACAACCGATAAATTAACATTTTCTACTTCGAGTTCTGTAAAACTTGTTAACACGTCTTTTCGTTTTAAACTGGGTTCTTCTGTTGCTGATATGGCGTCATTCATTTTAAAGTCCATTAATACATCGCTCAGTCTAGGAACATTTGATAAGAATTCTGAATATTCATGATGCTTGAATACATTTCTATTTGTTCGCAATACGCGTACTGTAGGAGGCAATAAAAAAAGCGGAAGTAAAGCACCTCTACTGTCGGCGTGTTCGACTACGGTTAATAGTTTAAGATTGGGAAATCGTGTCTTAAAATCGAAACGACATGTATCCTTAAACTCTGGTCTAAGTGTGTGGTATCTTACTGGCTTCCCGTTGTAAACTCCTAGGTCACGTATTTCGAAATATTCAAATAATCGTCGTCCTATTTCGTGTTCTGCATCGACGGAGAATTCGAGAGTCAAATTCACTACTTCTGGGAATGTGGCTGATGGTGGATTGAATCTTGGACGGTGAATAGCAGGTAAACGGTCGCCCATTGTGGACGATTGTGTTGCTCTGTATGATTGAATCGAATCTCTTGCTTTTTTGTCATTGCTAACTATATCCACCCATGCAGGTAATTCTTCGGGTTCAGGTTCGGGTATAACCAGCATTTCCATAAGTGTCGCTAATTCGCAAATACTTTCTGGATTCCGTCCACTGACTTTATATAGCGCGGGTCTCGTTATGAATTCGGCAATAGGGGAATGGAGCCTTCTTTCTAACTCGGATTCCTTTTCTGATGTATGAGAACGACATACGGGTTGCCTAAATTCCCAGTCATTTGAAGAACCGCAACCGATACAAGTTTTTTCTTTGGATTTTGGATATTTTGGAGGTTCGTCAGGGGGTTGACCGCTCATTCGGCGCTTACTTATATATTATGTGGGTATAATATATTTTGTGGGTTGGGATGTTTATAGAATGAATATTAATTAAAATTTTCGTATTCGTTATTCATACATAAGTATATATTTTGTATTACTTTTTCGTTTATAGTTTATTCACTAATTTCTTCTGATGTTAACTTTCTCCAATTTTTGTTACCTTTACGAATATATCTATCGATTGTGTTTCTTGTTAAATTTAATTCTTTTTCTATTTTTGTTTGCCCAGACCAAATTTTTTTTATAGTTCCGTCATTATTTAATTCTGCAATAGGCATTGTCAGTTTAAGTTCTCCATCAATATTTATATTTTCACGAAGTATATTGCAAAATTCTGATTTTAAATTTTTATTAACTGGTATGTTTAGTAACTTCTTAATATATTCTGGTGTTTTTTTCTCGTAGTTAACCAATGGATTAATACTTTCATTGTATGTCATATATTTAAATTTATACCCTTTACAAAATCTGTTATTTTTATTTATAGATGCATTTATATACGCGTTATCATCTATACCTAATTGTTCTGACGCAATTGTTGTGCTATCATATATTTGAATCAATGAACCGTCCAAGTCAAACTTTATAATAGGTCTTGTTAAATTAATAATATATTTTCTTATATGATTATAATCTATTGTATCTTCTTCTGTCAATTCGGGGAAAATTTCTTTAATTTTTTCATTAAAATGTGGACCAATATAATCATTTTTAAAGCACCATCCATATCCACTACTGACATTATTATAATTTTTATTTCTATACTCCCTACAAGTATTTTTAATATTTTGATTTTTAAAATTTTCTACCGCAATTTCAATATTTGGGTATTCATTTATTATATCTCCGTTTAACTCTAGTTGTAACACAGGCTGTGAATAATGATATAAAGTATTTGGTTCATTATGTTTATTCTTATCATATGGTTCAGATATTTTTTTATGTATAATTAAATTATTTTCAAGAGCATGTTTCATATTTTCAGACTGAGTACACCATTCTAAATTATTAACATTGTTATCGGTTGTAATTCCATTTTTATGATTTACATAAGGTTTCTTTTCTGGATTTGATATAAATGTTAGTGCAATAAGTCTATGTTTGGCCATACTTGAATTATTACTATCTTTATCGTTATCTTTGATAAATTTTTGAGAAGATTTAATTCTATAATATCTACCGTCATATGAACCAGAAACTTTTTTTCCATTTTTTTTATTTATTATTGTTCCATTACTAAAAGCAATTAAATGATCATAACCCTCTACTGTTATTTCTTTTTTTATAATACCATCATCATTGTTTTCATGTTTAATGTATTCAAATTTATAAAGCCACTCTTTAGTTTTTTTAGGTCCATTGTTTGAACCATAGTAAAATCCATCTCTTTGATTTATACTTTGTTTAATTACATTATTATTTTTTAATTTTAATTCTTTTTCTGCTTCTATTTGATAAAGATAATCTTTTTTTGTTCCATCCGGAAATGTAACCCTAATCGGTGTAGTACCACTTCTTCCATCTTTTCTACCCGAAATAACAGCTTTTTTAACATTTTCACTTGGGCTTACCCATCGCAAGTTATTTTTTGTATTATTTTTTGTATTCTCATCAATATGATCTACTTGTGTTTTTTTTATAGGATCATCGTTTGGAATAAATGTTTTTGCTATTATTTTATGTAACGCAATTGTAAATTTTCCAAATGTTAAAGATATATATCTTTGTTTGTTACATTTATTATTTAAAATATTTTTAGTTTTTTTATTTCTAACTAATCCAGATGGATGTGCTTCATATTCTTTTAATTCGTTAATGGGTATATCTACCCAATCATTATCGCTCATTTGAGTATTTTACTATTATATATAGTATTGGTTTTAAATTATTTATAATCAATTTTATAATAACCTAATCCCAAAAAATAATAATCTCCATACATTATATAAGCATAGTCCAATCATGTCTACTAGCATCCAAAGTTACAATGTTGCCCGTGGGCTTGTCCGCTCAAGATCTACCGCTGGTGGTGTTGGTCGTATTTTTTTTATAAATACAGCCAATGATAGCACAGTTAACCGTTTTGTCCCTGGTTCAGGTGTAGGCGGATTAAATACATCAGTTCGCCGCTACCAATATCGCCAAGCTACTTCTTGTGCAACTCCATCAGGCGACCAGCGAGTTGGTCGCTGTTTTTCAGCTTCATAATATTTAGCGTTACTTCAAAATATTGTATATCTTGAATTTATACAACCCATACATCACCAACGAAATAATTGCAGTATAACTCGTATAGTGACACCATATACTTCCATTAGAATCCGTCCTCAGTCCGTAAAAAAATCCAAATAATGGTAATACAGCAATTGCAGCAATAGCCTTAAAAGAAATATTCCATAGCATAAATATAGGGACGGCTAACAAAAACAACCATATGTAGTATTTTGTTAAAGAATCTGATGAATATTTAGATGTGAAATTAGATAACCACCAATGAAGATGTCCTTCTGGTGTAACTACTGTACAATATTTTTCTGCATCTTTATAAAAATCTACCAACAGACAAAATGTAACTACCATGGAATATGTTACAATAAATAATTTACGTTTATTACTACATTCTGACCACGGTTTTACAAAAAATGATCCAAATAGAGCACATAATGGTTGCAAAACCAGTACTAAAGGAATAAGCGTAAGTGTTATTAACTTATTCATCGGTGTACATGACTTACGAGGGTTTGTAAGCCATAGTAGTAACTCTGCAAATTGCATACCACACCATCCAACCATTATTAAACCAATCCACATAAAATGAGGCACATTTGACCGAAGCATTACAACAATGGCGACTAAAGAAAGTAATGTCGTTTTAGCACTCGATTCAACACTATAGCACATCGTGAAGTAAGTGTTTTATATTATATCTGTATTTTTTTTAATTTATATTTTATATATCAAGAAAATTGATATACAAAATATTCACTATATACACATAAACACATATAAACATAACTATATACAAGCTTCATAACATCGAAACTATCGTCTCTATATTACCAAGCAAAAATGAGCATCACCAAGCGTATCCAAAAAGAACTCACCGAACTTGTCAAAGACCCTCCTTCAAATTGTAGCGCAGGTCCACATTCAGATGATATTATGAAATGGCGTGCAACTATTACCGGACCCGAAGGCACACCATACCATGGCGGCATTTTCTTCCTAGATATTGACTTCCCGGGCGACTACCCTTTCAAGCCGCCACATGTCAAATTTATTACCCCGATTTTACACCCAAATGTCAGCGCATCTGGAGGTATCTGTCTCGATATTCTCAAAGACAAATGGAGTCCTGCTCTTACTATTTCTAAACTGCTTCTCAGTATTTCCTCGCTCATGCACGAACCCAACCCCGATGACCCTCTTGTACCTGAATTGGCCCATCTTTATAAAACAAATCGCCCAGCATATTTGACTAAAGTTGCTGCATATACGCAACAACATGCTGGCTAAGTATTGGATGTTGGGTTGGGTGTATCGTTTTCGACACACACATACACCAGCCTATAATGTATTCGCCAATATTTTTATTTGTTCCTCGCTCAACTTATCGGGATACGTGACTCTAAATACTACATTTAAGTTACCGCATTCATTGCCCCGCTGTAATCCTAATCGTGGTATCGTTTTTATTAAACCATCCCTTATTATATTCCCAGACGAACTATTGAATGAAAACTTCTTACCATTTATATGTTCTATATCAAATACAAACCCACATAATGCATCTTTTATTGTTATGTTTTTTTCTACTAAAATATCCAACCCATTTCGCTTAAATAATGCATGCTCCTCTACTATAAATGTTACCTTTACATCACCACGCACTCCATCCGCATTCTCATTGCCGCGATTGCTCAATATTATTACCTCACCATTTTCCGCTCCCATTGGAACTGATATATACTCCACATGATTACCCAACTCATGTACACCTTCATTATTTATATTCCAACGCTCCATCTCCACGGGTATCGTCGCTCCTTGACATACATGCTCAAGTGTAACTGTCGCATTTATACTTATAAGAGGAGGTTTCGGTTCAACTCTCTTTTGAAATCTGGGGGTTCGCGGAATATCATAAGGGTGTTGAGGGTGTTGAGGGTGTTGGGGGTGTTGTTGTTGGTGCATCTCTTGGCGCGGAGAAGGAGCAGCTCGTGAATCGTGTATACCATGTATATTGTGTATATTGTGTATATTGTGAATTGCTTCGCCGAATATACCAAATGGGTCTCCACCGCCTCCCATTATATTTTCACTTATTGACTCACCACCAGGTCCAAATGTTCTAATAATAACTCTTGGACCGTGACCTCCCATAGCACCTAGCCCTCCCAGTCCACCCAGTCCTCCAATATTTACAAATCCATTTAAGGGATTCATCATATGCGGATCTCCCATTCCGCCCATTCCACCCATAAACATATTAAATATATCCATCGGGTTTATTCTAACTCCTCCACCCATTCCACCCATTCCACCAATATTCGCAAAAGGATTATTACGATTCATGTCATACTTAACCCTCTCATCGGGGTCACTTAATATACTAAATGCTTCCGAAATCTTTTGAAACTTTTCTGTTGACTCTGCACTATTTCCATTTTTGTCCGGATGATGCATAAATGACAACTTTCGATATGCCTTCTTTATCTCGTCCTGCGAACATTTCTCTTCTACTCCCAAAATATCATAAAATGTTTCAGAGTTACCGGATTTCATTTATTTACTATATTTATTATATTAAAGAAACATAAACTTAAATATTTATTAACGAATAATATTAATACATTATTATTCATTACTATTTATTAACCATTATTAATACTTTAAACTATAAACACTACATTACATAAATGCAAACCACACAACAGTTTACCCTAACCCCTACACAGTCACAAACTAATCTCCCCTTCATTAATAAATATCAACCACAAATTTTTGACCAGTTTGAACAACTAGAACAGAATGTTATCAAACTTTTACAAACTCTTATATCTATGAACAATCTTAATATACTTTTAATTGGCGACCCTGGATCTGGAAAAACATCGCTTATTTATTCTATTATTCGCGAGTATTATAAAACCAACTATGACTCGGACAATATACTTGTACTAAATAGTCTTAAAGACCAGGGTATTTCTTATTACCGCAATGACTTAAAAATCTTCTGTCAAACCGCCTCTCTAGTACACGGCTTTAAAAAAATTGTCCTTCTCGATGATATTGATATTATTAATGAACAAAGTCAACAAGTATTCCGCAACTGTATGGACAAATATAGTCACAAAGTTCACTTCATTTCATCATGTACAAACGTACAAAAAGTAATCGATAGCCTACAATCGCGCAATATTATTATCAAAATTAATCAAATCGAAGATGCTTGCCTAGAAAAAATATTAGCCAAAATTATAAAAAATGAGAAAATTATTATTACACCGGAGGCGCAAAAATTTGTCCTCAATATTTCAAATGTTTCTATACGTATTTTGATTAACTATTTAGAAAAAATTAAAATTTTAAATACGTCTGTCGATTTGTCTGTTGTTAAACTACTATGTACTAATATTAGTTTTCACATATTTGAGGACTATACGCGGTCGCTTACTGAAAAAAAATTAAAACACTGTATAAAAATATTATACGCTTTATATGACCAAGGTTATTCTGTAATGGACATATTAGACAACTATTTCCTTTTTATTAAAACAACGCCCCTAATAAATGAAACAAACAAGTACAAAATTACTAAAATACTTTGTAAATATATGACTATATTTCACAATATTCATGAAGATGAAATAGAGTTGGCGCTTTTTACTAATAATTTAGTTGAGCTTTTTTGACTTTAAAATATTTTATATATATATTAAATATTTATATATACTAAATATATATACTACATATATATACCATTCCATCTTATAGTAATCAAAATGACTGACGTTATGAATGAAATGAATAGTCAAGAAGGTGGTATGAAAATAATTGTAAAAAATGATAAAGGAGAAGACATGTCTATACGAAGAGTTAGGGATATGCGAGAGTTTATTAATATATTTTCTAACACAATTCAAGTTCACAATGTATCTGTAAATTCGTTGACAGGTTTTATAGTAAGAATTACTCTGCCGATTGGTTCGACCCCATTTAGAAGCGATATTTTTAATGAAAGAGGTGAGCTAATGCATGCTGACGAATATCACTTGCCTAATACAGGAAGATATGTCACGCAACATATTTTAAAATGTTGTATTGTTCAACCGAATAAAATACCATTAATTGCTAAATTTTCTGGTACTGTTAAATCAACGTGTACATATAATGAGATTCTAACCGAGTATAATGACCAGACTAACATATATAATGCAACAATGGCCTATGGTGGTATACCTGTATGTCCGGATGTGTATGCCTTTGCGACATTTAACCTCGCACAATTCAGTGAGATTTTTTTCCCTGGTATTCCTTCTCCGACACACGCGAGTGTATTACCGGCAATAGGAACCAATGTTTTTAAAGATAACACTGTTTTTCGATATTTACTAGAACAATTAGAATATACCCCTATTCGTGGACAACCTCCGGTAAATAGAAAAGTAGGAATTATATTGATGGAATCTTTGCCCCCATCCTATGAACCTTTAAAGAATTTATATAATTCTTTTTCTTCTTCTTCTACTCTTGCTTTGACTACTAATCCCGTTCTCGTCGAAAGAAAAAGATTATTCGATGAAATGACTGAACGTGCATTAGCTATATGCGTAGTCGTATTTTATCGTATAGGGTATATACCTCTTGATGCTCATCTTGGTAACTGGATGTATGACACAACACAACCTTTTGACCAATTTAAGGTTCGAGCAATAGATTTTGGTCGTGTTATGCCGCATAATAATCCCTTTGACTTAGATAATATAAGAAATCTTCTTCGAACTTATGTTAGAATGTATACTAATCCTGCTGAAAAGGTTTTAATAATAGCAGGAGTAGCTAGGTTGTTAAAAATTCCACCATCTACTGTAGGTAGTGCTGAAATGTGTGGTACAAAATTAGGGGAAATTATGATAGCCTTAAATAAATTGATTAGACGTAATCAAAATGGTTCTATACTATGGAATCCTACTGGTACTAGGTTTTCTGTTATAACACAACCAGCTACTGCTGATTCCCCTGAACAAAGAATGGAAGTAGATTCATGTATGATTCTTATTCATCGGATTATTTTTATCATTGCGCTAGTTGATAGTTGTTATAACACACAAATGTTTAAAAATCATCATTTTTGTCAGTTGCGTGACCTATTTTCTCCGGTATTCGGTAAAAAATGTAATAATGTTGGTTCAATGATCGGTCATAATGTTTATATTGACCTTGTATCTTACTTAAAGGCTATGCCTGATCATAGCGAACGAATTAGTACTATAAACTCTTATAGAAAAATAAGAGACTATATAGGTGATTATTTGCGCATTTCGCCTGAACGCGGCATGTTTCCCGACCCATTTTATCAAGACCCCTCGCCTGATACACCAGAAGATCCGGCAGTTGTTGCAGAACGAATAGCAGCCCTCCCTCCTCCACCTCCGCCACCTCCTCCTCCTCCGCTTCCACGACGTCAGTCACCTAGAAAATCTCCTCGCAAATCTCCTCGCAAATCTCCTAGCAAATCTCCTAAAAAAACACAAGTTTCGCCGATTGAAAGTTCTCCAACTGCAGAACAGTATGAACGTTTTGTGAGCGGATATAGTAGTTCTCATCCTCCTCCTGCTCCACCTCCTCCTCCACCCTTACCTGGTGGTAGTAACAAAAAATTAAGAAAATCTAGAAAGTTACGAAAATCTAGAAAGCCTATAAAAACAAAACTTTCAAGGATTTTGAAAACTAAAAAGAATAAAAATCACAACAGGTATAGAAGAAATAAAAGATATAGATTATAAAATATACATACCGTAATTTGTAATGTATATAATTTTTTTAAATTATATACGTTATATACGTTATATACGTTATATACGTTATATACGTTATATAGGTTACACAGTTAATGGTTGTACCATTTCAGTTCATCGCCAGTAAGTACTTCGCTATTTGAGTATTCGATTGTAAAACTTGTGTAGGAGACATTCTCACAAACCATCCATAGTGTCGCCTCTTTATTAACTCAGCAGAAGGTATATACAGTCCAAAACTCTCCTTCGAAAGTTCCATATTTGTATCGCTCATCAAGTTCTCTATAACTACGGGCGAGTCATCGCTCTTCTTTGCCCCAAATAACTCCGGCTTAATTATATTCACAGCTCCACTCGATACATTGTTAAAAAACCATTTGCTTATCTTACCTTCAAAATCCATCTCGTCGGTATAATCTTTCGATACCAAAACCTCTAAATATTCTATATATTTTCTCATCACTTCACTATCTTTGCGGCATCCCATTATTTTAGAACATGGTGCAAATGTAATCGTGGATGATGTTATACTCTTTGACACCATCTCCGCTACAAATACACCACCACCCGACGCCGTTTCTCTATTTACCCCAAGCTCATACAATGTTATTAAATCCTCGAAACACACAAATGATGGCGGTAGACGCATTCCTCCATACTTATTTAACAACTGCGCCATCGCCAACTCTCTCATATGACATCGTAAAGGTTCTGTTAAACGACTAACATGTATTGTCCAGTTCGGTATTAACTTGTTAAATACATTGTCGTCTATAATACATATATTAAATGAATCTCCGCATTTATCTATTATACTCCTTATTGTTAAATATAAATAAGGCTGATTCAAATTTGTCGTATTCCTTGAACCGAAATTTAACCAGTGTCTCTCGTTCACATCGTACTCAACCGGTATCCACAAAAATGGCTTCTTTCGATCCATCTTATTCACATCATTTGCTAAAAACTTTTGAATTAAATCACGCTCCTCTTTCTCTGTATCATCGTTTAATTTACCCGAATACATAGAATATACATATCCTATAATTAAAAGTAATAAAATCATTAATATCTGTTGTTTTGAAATTTTCATTTTATTATATTATATCGTATAATAATTACCTAGAATATATTTTTAGATATACTAAGTATATTTTGTTATTTTTAGAGTTTTGATTTATTGGGCGAATTTTGATTAATCTCACGCATCTGTTACATCTCATGTTTTTAATAGACATCTATATCCCAACCTATCTCAGTTCGTCAATTGATGAAACTCCGAATTAAACCTCTTGTTTATCTCTCTCACTATCTCATCCTGTTTTGCTAATCTATATGCCCTTTTCATATCTTGTTCCACTTGTAATGCTGTTTCCCTATCTAACTGTGTCGTCTGAAACTCCTTTGAATAATTATATTTCGACTTTTCAATATCTCTAAACATTTGCATATCATTTGTCGATGTATATTTTTTCCTATTCTCATAATCCTCTGCTGTTACCGGTATTACCGTCTCAGTATGCGCCTTCTTTAAATCCTCATACTGCAGTGAACTAAACAATCCGCTAGAATATTCTTGCGGAGCTTCGCGTCCTAGTCCATAGTACCCTCCACCGCCACCGCTACTATTCGCCGTTTGTATTTCTGATTGTTGTATTAACGCCATCTTATTCCTCAACTCTACCTTCTTTCGCTCTATTTGCGCATTCCTTTCAGCCCATGTTCCTCCCATTTCACCATATTCGTTATCTTCTTCACCATCCTTCGAAACTCCCCTAAACCATTCTTCATACCCATTGTCTTGTTCTTCGTCATGTAAACGAAACTTGTCAAACTTTTCATTAAACCATTTATTGAACTTTTCTGAATCCATCTTTTGAAGTTTTTTATACGCCTCTTCCTGCGACTTATGATACTCACGGTCTTCGACATTGTTTGCCGTCTTTGACTTGTTCTGGTTTAGTTCGCGGTCTATTACCGCTGTATATGAAAACTTGTCTTCTTTGTATTTTTTAGCATCAGGAAAACGAACTTTATAAATCTCGTATAATATTTTATATGCCTTGGTAAAAAATAGAAAATACTCTTTTGGTAATTTTGATTTATCGGGATGCATATGTAACACCGTCACCTTCGCTTGTTTGAGATGTTTATCGTCAAACATTACCGGTAACTTGAATAAATTTAATATATCCGTTAACTCGTAATTGTTTATATCTAGGTCCATACTTTCATGCATATGTGACATACTTGATATACTTGACATACTTGACATATTACTATAATATAGTAAATTTATTTCTATATATTTATTTATAGTTTTTAATATATATTTAACTTATTTATATTTTAAATATATATATACTTATAATATCCTGTCAGTAAATAAAATGACTACACTTTCGAGTATTGACGCCAAAGCAATTTTCTATAGTACGTTGCGAATATCTGTAATAGTACAGATTATCACAGGTATAATAGAGATTATAACACTATTTTTTACGATAACAACTCCACCTCAGTATTATATAATAAACCATTTAGTTTATTTAGAATTAGCAGTTCAAATTATTGAGGGCTTGTTTTATATATGGTTGGTATATAACTTTAATAAAGTTACAAATATTACACCTAAACGCTACGTAGACTGGGCAATTACTACACCAACTATGTTAATAACATTAATGGTATATTTAATTTATTTGGGAAATAAAAATAATAATATAGATACTACCGGTATGACTTTATTCGGAACACTAAAAGATAACATGGATACTGTATCAAAGATTATAACATTAAACTGGCTAATGTTACTATTTGGATATATGAGCGAAATAAAAATACTTTCGACAGTGGCTGGTGTCCTTATGGGGTTTATACCATTTTTGATTTATTATTATATTATTTATTACAAATATGCAACACAAAGCAGTACTGGTTTGAAAATATTCTGGTACTTCTTCTTCTTTTGGTCTATTTATGGTATTGCTGCTTTATTACCTTATTATGTAAAAAATGCTATTTATAATATTTTAGACTTATTCGCTAAAAACTTTTTCGGTATATTCCTTGCTTACATCGTCATTATGAAAAAATACTAGTTTATTTATATTTAATATTATTATTCAACTTATTATTATTATTATTATTATACTATTTGCATTTTTCTTAGTATAATATTGTTTTACTGAAATACTTTAAAACTTTATCTATGACACTTTATCCTTTAAACCTATAACTCATACACGCCGCAAAAAATGTTTCTATGTCCGGCAAACTTGCCCCCGTTATTGAGGCTATCGGACCCTCGTTCACACCTCTAGCATACGCCAAAAATACCGGAATCCCATTCACCATCTTTTTATGTTTCAAAAAGGCATACAAATCAAAACACTCATCCACATCCACCTCCAACATTGTCATATAATCCGGCAAATCATTCGACTTCTTATACGAATAATCCTTAATCTTTTTACAAGGACCACACCAATCCGCTGTAAACTTAAATATGAGAATACCAGGATTATTGTCCATTAATGTCGCAAAATCATTCCTAGTTCCTGAAAATTTCAGAATTTTATAGTTGTTATCAATTCGACTTAATACGTTTTCCATCGTTGTACTTGTACTTTATACTATATCTATATCCATTATTTTAAACTACTTATATGATAAATATTTATTTCGATAAATATTTATTTCGATAAATATTTATTATAAATTTGCGTTTTAATGTTTAGTAATTTATATTATTTTATTTTAAGTATTCTTTAGTAAATATTATTGTTATTATAAAATGGTAGATGTTGAACCTATGTTGACTTACGACTATTCAAATTTTGGTATAAAAAATGTTTACAGTCTTATATTACTATTTTATATTACATTTATATATCCCATTTTTACTATTCTAAATTATGATATAAAAACGAATAAACAAGTAGTGCAAGATATTGTAAAACAATGTATGAAAATTGCAAAATGTAACGTTTATAAAGTTTCTAAAAGAGACCTTATTTATGATAAAAATATTATGTATATGACAAACCACGTTTCCGTCGGAGACTTCTTTATTGACCAACATGTACTTCATTACGCCGCAAAATTTATTGCTCTAAATAAAATGAAAAATTTACTACCAATTATTGGGGGTATATGTTACCTTACATCTGCTACCATTTTTATTTCATCGGGAAATTCAAAAGAAAAAGTTATAGAAAATTTTAAAAAAATAGAAGAAATTCGCAAAAGTGACGACGTTCGAAATATGTCTTTATATCCAGAAGGACTTCGCCGCGCTCACCGTCCGGTTGTTTCCAGTACACTTAAAAAAGGATTTATTTATCATTCTTTCGAAAACAACATACCTATACAACTTATTCATACTACTAACAAAGACTATGTCATGGATGATGAAAAAATTATCTTACATAGAAATACCAAATTATTCGTTTACTATGGTCCCATAATTGACCCCCAAAAACTTAAAGCCAAGTTCGAAAAAAAGCATAAACGTGTATATACCAAGGATGACTATTACGACTATGTATACAAACAGTGGTCAAAAATATGGTCCAAAATGGATAAATACCGCATAGATACATTACGTAGCCAGGGATTGTCCCACGAAGAATGTCTCGAAAAAATGGAGAATTATTCTACTAAATTCCCTATGGTTGAAGATAAAATAGAAAATGGAGATAACCCATTAAAAGTTTCATCCCTACTACTTCGCAGCACACTTTGGTCTATTTTATATTTTATTATTTTTAAAATTGTTGAGAAATCTTTTTCTATAATATCGTGTATCTATAAGCAACAAGATTTTGCATCTTCGGCGGAATCATCATGCACTTCTACTTCTATAAATAGTTGTTCATTCAGTTGTTTCAAATTTCCTATTTTGTCGAATTTAATATTATCTCACGCATCTGTTTCATCTCCTGTTTCTACGACTCAATAAATACAAATATAAATATAAATACATTATGATATTTATATTTATATTTATAATAATATTCTGTATAATAATATTCTGTATAGTTATTACACACAATGAAAATAATAGAATTAGTCGAAAAATTCCCCGATGATATTATTTTATACATTTATACAAAATGTCTAAAAAGATATAGGATATATAACGGTGAACTTATAAAATTAATAGACTTTGATAAATATAAATTTTTGGAAAAATATATTTATCGAAAAATAAAGGCATTCAATCAACTTAACTATGGAATTGATAATGAGATAAGACATATTATTCAATACCAGTTACCAAATTTTGTTAATATAAATAGAAAGGATTCATATATAGATGACGATATGATTTGTATAACATTTACTATAAATGACAGTTCATTAAAATATGAAGTTGATAGATTTCGATTAAAAAAAATAGAAGATATAACTATAAAATCGAGCCCCCACAATATGTATTACAAAGGTAACTATACAGATTACGACTGGGAAGTTTTAAATTATACTTATGAAATTTAAAATATTTATTTATTTGTTTATTTGTATATCCTATTTTCTTACACTCTTTATTTCCATGGTTATAGGTGACATATTATTTTCAAGTAGTGGTGACTTCGGTATAGGAATCGGTCTAGATGTAGCAAATGTTGTTTTGGTTTTCGCCTCACGAACTATATCCTCCAGTGTTTCAATGTGTAACCTCGGCAGTTCAGCGTGGCTCTCCCAAAAATACCTACAGTATGCCCACTTAAACTCGTAATCGTCTCCATACAAGTGTCCCAACTTTTGCATCAATACGATATTCACATCTACGGGTAATAAGTTCAAGTTCTGTCTAGGCAACACATAACACAACTGTACAAGGTCTTCAATCGTTTGTTTCTCCTTTATCTTTAAAAATTGTGTGTCCATATGCGGAATATATTTTACAAGGTCCTTAAAAAGTGGCGCATAATGATAATTGTAACACCATCTCCAATCTATACATCCCGCCATGTAATAATTAAATGTCCATTCAAGTCCTTCCAAATAATTTACACAGATTTGTCTCTTCCTATCATCTGTTATCTCGATATCAAACAGCGCCTTGTAATACCGATACTCCCAGTCTTTCGCAAAAGGGTTGACGTATTTTTCCACACTACGCTCTTTCATTGGTAACATTAATAAATCATCCATTTGTTGAATATCTGCCCCTTCGCCCAATACTTCGTCTGTATCATTTAATACCTTTTTATCATTTTTTGCAAAATATTGCGAGTTACTTTGATTTTTATTTATTCCTTGATTAAACGCATTTCTCTCGCTTCTGTTATCTCTCATGTTGTTATAGCCTCCGCTACCACCACCTCCAGCCCTCCCAGACCATCCACCGCCTCCTCCCTCCGCAAACCTTCGCGCAAACTTGTCACGCTTCTTATGCTCATCCATCAAAAGTGTATCCTCTTGTTTTGCAATATTTTCTATAAATTCATGAAAATTCTTCCACACTATCTTATTACCTTCTGTTAAGTACTTATTTGTCTTACCCAATGTCTCCCTATATACATTTAACAATATATCTATACCCACGGTTCTTATATTTAACGCTGGAAAATGCGGCATAAAATCATTCCCCAATAAAAAACACATGAATATATAGTCTGTTATCCTATTTATTTCATTATCCCCTTTTTCTTTTAATTTACTCAAATCTCTCTCTCCTGTAACTTCTCCTCCTATATTAGCCACATTAGCCACATTAGCCTCTACATTGTTGATATACTTGATAATCGCACTCGCCAACTCCGGGATATCTAGCAAATAATCCTTATTCGCATCCAATGTAGAATCAACTGACTTTATAAATTCAGGCGTCTCACGAAATAAGTAAAGATTTTTAGTTATATGTAAATGATTCAATGTCAACATAATCAAATCTGCATCCAGACCATATACAAGTGTCGTCGTATCCGGCGAATTATGATACTCCGGATACCTTCGCATATAATCAAATATCTTATGTTCACCCTCTCCAGACTCGGAACTACTCGATACAATATACTCTAGCGCTTTTACTCCATCGTCTGAAGCCACCGTCTTTTTACCAAAGTATACACCAACTTCCTCATTTAATTGCCTCATAAAATTAGTACCTGGTGTAATCGCCGACGTATTCCACGTTTCCTTATAATTTACACCTTCGATATCCCGCTGAATTTGCGCAGTATACCATGACTTGTATCTCCTATCGCGTTGCTGACTCAGTTTAGCAACAGGCGCAACACCATCAAAGGCAATAAATACACGAGATTTTGGCTTTAACAAATCTACATAAAAGTCAATCTTATTACATACCATTTTTATAAGCTCCTTTTCATACTCCTTGGGTTTACCCTTATCATATGTCGGGTTGTTTTTTACAGCATCGTATATCAATGAGTTACAGTCCATGTATAAATTATTTACATGACTCAAATGTTTCATGTCTTTTAGAATATGACGATACGCTTTCACTATTTTTGTGAAATAACTCGGAATACCCATCTTGTTTTTGCTGTTGTGTTGTTTGTTGTTTGTTGTTTGTTGTTTGTTGTTTGTTGTTTGTTGTTTTGTGGTGTGGTTTTATAAACCTACGATTCGATAATAATGTACTGTATATATTATTATCTTTTTGTTTCTATGTATTTTACATATATATTTAATATGTTGCTTAAACATTAAGTATAAAATACAAAATACAAAATACAAAATACAAAATACAAAATACAAAATACAAAATACAATACTCAATACAAAAACATTATATTATTATATATTATATATCATATAACATATAAAATATAATATGTCAATAACTAACAATCAACCTGCTCCTCAAAATCAAAATCAAAATTCGGCAAATACCAATTTTATTAAAACATTAAGGTTATCTAATTTAGAACCAGGTGTATCTATGTCTATTGGTGGTATTCTACAACTACTATCTTCTTTATCACCTGTTTTATTATCAGGATTTTTCATTATTTCTAGTTTAAGCAATGGAAACTTAAAATGGGTAATGTATTTAGCCGGCTTTATTATCCTGCTTTTCGTTTTCTCCATTACTGCTTTCACCACTAACTCCAAATTCGAGGATATTAATAACAGAGGTTCTCCATACTGGAAACAACAATGTAACTTCGTCTCATTACCTTTCGGTCTCAGTCAATACACAATTCCCAACTTTAATAGCGCAGCATTAGCATTCATTTTTGCTTACATGTTTATGCCTATGTTACAGTATAGCAGCTACAATGTTATTATGCTTTCCATCATTATGGTGTTCTTCGTCATAGATGCAGCATCTAAAATATACTATGGATGTACCCCTATCGTCGGCGTCATAATCGGTCTCGCAATCGGCTGGATTGTTGGATATCTATGGTACCTCTTTGTTTCAGCAGCAAATAATGAAATGGTATTCTTTAATGTTGAAAACGGTGCATCAATATGCTCGCGACCCAATAAACAGACTTTTAAATGCAAGGTATATAGAAATGGTGAAGTTATACATACCATGTAACATGTAATATAGTTTCGAGTTATATTTACGGATTAAACTTGTTACTATTATGAGAAATCCATTTCTTGAAATCATTCATTGTCATATCTCTATGAAACCCATTTGTTAGTAACTTTATGTTATGATGTTTTCTAGACAATATAGTTATATAGTTAAATACTATATTCTTAGTTATTGCCTTATGATATATAAACATCTGGTTCTCTTCGAACACAGGCTTTTTAACGCGCCTATTTACTGAATTATGAAAATCAAAAAAGAATAATTGTAAATCCTTTTTTGTTTTAATATTATCCCTTTTTAAATTTTTCATGATAGCCGTAGCATGTTCCGAGCAATCAGGACACGGAAGATTTGTACATATTTTTGTACATATATTCAAAAAGTCATGCTTCAACTCTTCAAAATATTCATCCTTCATTTTGAACGAAAGAGTATGAAATAAATACCAGGTCGCATTCCCCCATTCTTTCTTTGTCGCCATATTATTAATATAATAATATAAAGACTTTTTATTTTATTAATTATACACAATTTATATTTATGTTAACTTCTAAATTAAATACGCAACACCCACAAAATTCTATTGACTTTTTCTCCGAACTTTCTAAAATTATACAAAATACATCTTCCGAGTCATTAACTGAAGCCAAAACAAATACTAATACATCAGAATCGTCAGAACCATCAGAATCATCAAATGTAATTATTTGCCCATCCGTGTCTCCTTCTAGTGACGATAACATTTGTCTTATTTCTAAAGATAAACTTCACCCAAATCATATTACACTTAAATGTAATCACAAGTTTAACTATATTCCAATTTATAAAGAAGTACTTTACCAAAAAACAAAATCAAATCCAATATACGAAGTTACTAAACTTCAGTCTTATCAAATTAAATGCCCATACTGTCGCACTATTACTAACAAACTACTACCATTTATACAATACCCATCTGTTAAACTCTCTAAAAATATACACTCCACCGGTTCTGATTGCTTACCCACCACCAAATGTTCTCATATTATAAAAAAACGTGACGCCAATATTGTTAATGGTGATACAAAGTGTGACAAAAATGCACTATATTATGAGGTTGAAAATCTACTATTTTGTCCTACACATTATAAAAAATATATTGCTAAAAATCCTACCGGTTCTACCGGTTCTACCGGTTCTACCGGTTCAACAAGTTCAATAGCGATTGAAAGTACTAAACCACGGTGCGTCGCTATACTAAAAAGCGGCGTTAATGTTGGTAAACCATGTAATAGTGTCATATCTATCGATGGCTCGCAATTTTGTAAAAGACATTCGCATTAAAAGTTAACTATGACCTAGTCCAAAACTGGAATGGATACAGAAGAACTAGGTATTTATATATATTATACTAAATATATTTAAAAACTATATAAAATATACTTGTGTGTATATATATATATTCAAAAATGACATTCACTATTGCTGAGTATATTTGGCTCGACAATAATAAAAAATTTAGGTCTAAAACTAAAATTATTAAGAATACTCCGGCAGACTATTCAAGCGTTCCTATATTTCCCGACTGGGACTATGATGGTTCCTCTACGGGTCAAGCCGACGGCAAAAAATCTGAAATTAAACTTCATCCCATTTTTGTATGCAACAATCCTCTACTAAATACAACCGGAAGTCATATATGGTACTCTAAACTTGTTTTGTGTGAAACATATAACCACGATGGAACACCGACTGATTCAAATACGCGACACTTCGCTTCTAAAATATTCGACTCGTGTCGCGAACAAAAACCATGGTTCGGTCTTGAGCAAGAATACTTTATTTTAGATAAACGCATGCACGATGATGAGTCGATATTTTATAATACAACAGAACATTACTGTGGTACAGGGCAACATATTGAATACCGTTCACTTGCAGAAGAACATATGCTCGCGTGTACCAAAGCTGGTATTACTATTTCCGGTATAAACGCCGAAGTAAGCAAAAACCAATGGGAATTCCAAATTGGACCATCAGAGGGAATAACTGCCGCCGATGAACTGTTAGTTGCCCGATTCCTGCTCGAACGCATTGCCGAAAAATATGGTAATACGATCTCATATGAACCTAAACCGTTCGCTCATATAAATGGATCAGGATGTCATGCGAATTTTTCAACCCTCGTCATGCGCACACCATGTCACGATAATGCCGGCATAATGGAAATATATCGTGTTATAAATAATATGGAAAAATATCACAAAGAAGATATACATTACTATGGTGATAGAAATGAATCACGTCTATCGGGGAAACATGAAACATCAAGTTATGATAAATTCTATTCAGGTATCGGCGATAGAGGTGCATCAGTGCGTATCAATAATAATACATATGAGTTTGGATATGGTTATTTTGAAGATAGGCGACCAGCAGCAAATATGGACCCGTATCTAGTTACTAGTATACTAATGAAACGAGTTATTGAAAATTGATTTTTATAACCAAAAGTCGGTTTAAATTTAAAGTTAGTGACCTTAAATTTAAATTACTGAATTACTAAAATACTGAATTACTAAAATACTGAATTATTATATTCAACCTCAATATTTATATAGAAACACCGGATGACCGCTTCGCTTTTCGTGCATATTTTCCTACATGCAGGTCATCATATAATTTTTTCTTCATTGTTTTGCGTCTTTTTCTGACTTCATCATAATTTGGAAGCACTTTATTTTTATATTGGTATCGGTGTGTTTTTCGAAATTTAGCATGAGGCGGTAAAGGATTTACAAGACGTGTCTTATAAAAACGTTCACCAAATCCTACAGATTCACCTTCATATCTATCATAATCCAAATCTTCTACCAACTCTTCGTACATTTCTTTTACTGCTGTTTCGTCATATTCTTTCTTCATATCTACATATTTTTTATAATCTAAGAATGAATTAGGATTGTTAGCATCAAGCGATAATCCATCAACTATATAGTCCAGTAAACTTTCTAACCTAGAAAAATAGGTATACATAATATTTGCATATTTAATTGCTTCATCCAACATATCGCATGTTGCCTGTGTTTGAGCATCAACCCCGGGACCTGTTACATACCTTATTCTAAAACCTCTAAGATTTTCGAGAATAATATCTAATGATGTTTTTATCATAATTATCCTCTGCGAACATATATCTTTAAACTCATTCATCGTAAATATTTTAACCTTTATCATTTCATTAATATAAGTATTAAATCTACCAAACCAGTAGTCCTGTAAATTGCGTCCACTCTCAACTAACGTATTAGTTATACGTCTTTCATTTATTATGGAAAAACTAAACATTTCATCTACTACATTAGATGAAGTATAACCACTCGTTATAAATGCTTCAAATTTAGTTTTATAAAAAGTAATAATGTGTCCAGTGATAGTAAATAACATGCTATAATTATCATCTCTATTATAGTCTTTATATCCTGTAAATACACTCTTTCCGTTCACAATACTACGATTAAAAGTCATAACACCATCTGTATAAAAAGTAAGAATATATTCATCCATTATCTTGTTAATTTTTGATAAATATTTTTTAGAAAGTGTCAATATTTCTATTGCTGGGTTTTTATTACCTGGTTTACGGTTAGTCATGGTATAATGGTTATCGTATACATTATCCCCTTGTGTATAATTAACAGCACACGACGATATAATTATATTTATACGCCTATTTTGTTGAATCGCAATTGGAAGTAGTGTTTCGATTAGCTTCATACTTGTATTTTCACTCAAAAATGATGTACCAGGAAATAGTTTATATAGTTCCTTTTTGGCTAACAGTTGAGTAGATTTATCTGTGTTATAATCTACAGGTACAAATACCCCCAATGTAACCCTATTCTTTATACTTTTATATGTGATTTTATGATTTTGCTTTATCATACTATCTGCAACATGACCAGAAAATGCTCTTTCATGTGTTATATTTACTAGATTAAATGTATTACTAGCAGTGCATAATTCTATATTATCAATCGTAAAATACGGACATAATATGTTAAATACGATACTGCGTATATCTGCTCCTTCTTTATTATTGTCAAACATTGCGTGAAACGTATGGTCTCTCAATATTTTATTTATTTCTAACATAAGACTTTGATATTTAATACCAAGTATTTGTCCCGCTTTTCCAATTTCTATTATTCTTAAGTATTTATTAGCAAGAATTTTCATCCTCGGCGATAATTCATTTGCGATTGACCCGTGAGCAATAATAAACGCATAATCCTCCCCATTTATTTTTGGATGCGTATCAGATAAGTCAGCCAACTTTATTTCTTCTTCTTCTGACATAGGTTGTGTCCTAAACATAGGATGTTTATTATACCCCACAACCTGTAAATTTGTTGGGGACGGTGAATTAACATCTGGTGTAGTAACCTCAATATCAGAAATGTCTGCAGCTACGGGATCATATGGATTAGGACCTATCATTAAATTATATGCATCTAACTGATAAATCGCGTTCATAAATTGTACCGTATCATATAGAGGCATAAAAAGTCGACTTTCCATTGCATTTATACGTGTTATAGTTATACACGGAATTAATGCATCTCTAAGTTTTCCCTTTACAAGTATCTTCCCAAATAATTCTTTTTTATTTAATCTTTTGAGTATGTCATATATAGTAGGTGATAAATACGCATAAGTGCTTGGAAACATTTCTATATTCATAAGCATTATAGCCTGCGCTTTTGATTTTACAGAAGCCTGTTGTTTAGTTAAAAATGATAAAGGCAAAGGACGACTGTGTTTATATACAAAAGGTTTCATTCGATATCCTGATGCTGTCCTGCTTGCACCATTGCCCAAAACCGGAATACGCGTTGCATCTTCAACAATATCTAATTCTGGTGTATATGATGTTAATAATCCACGACCCCTTGGCGATAATTCTACAGGTGGTGCAGGTGGGATATTCTCTCTAATGCGACGTTCTAATGCTTTCCTCTTCCTTTTTGTTGGACTATCTAGAGGCGGATTTAAGTCAAATACATCTCTAACTTTCTCATCTAGTCCTTTATCTATAGACTCGGGCACGCTATCGCCTTGAGAATGAATATTCGCATGATATGAAAGTGCACGATCGCGTCCATGACCAGGAAGTTTACTAACATCAACTATTTTACTTTCATATTTTTTCCCAGGCGATATTAGAGATAATCCATGCGAGTATGCATGCGAGGATGCGGACTTCGCTAATGCCGCACTAGACACTCGTACCGGCTCATGTAGACTCAATCTGTCGCTCGTTTTACTACTACTACCAGATGACCGACCTCCTTTATATATTTTAAAACGAGTAACCCTTTTCTTATGTTTTTTTATACATTTCTTCCGAGTTCTCATTTATACCCTAAATATATATAATACATATAAAATATTATACTACCAATATTCCGTATAATCCGTATAACCCTCGCCCCATCCTCTGCGCAGCATTATGCTAACAATTTACTAATATCTTTATATATTTATCACACCATAATGGTCACAATACCCCGCGAAATGGGCAGGGCGGACGCCGAATAAGTGATGATGTATGAAAATTTCAACTCTCGGAGGCCATTTTTCAAAAATGGACAAAAATAAATGTCCATTTTCGGAAAACGGGGGTAGAGATTTGAAAAAAACAATGCATTCGTCACTCAGAGCATAATGCTCTAAATCGCGTTTTTAAGTTGAATATTTTGTTACCATAACTTTTTTTATAATTTTGTACAAAAAGTACCTAGAAACATCTTATACAATCGTTGTTAACAAAAAATCTTATAGAAAATTCCATGTTTTTTTAGTGTAAAATATGTGACTTTATATGTAGCAAACAAATATAATATAGTCGGCGTCTTTTAACCGGTTAACTAAAACGTTAACAAAAAATGTCCATTTGTTAACAAGCCAACCTAGTTTTGAAAACAATACAATTATTACCATCCTGATCATAATGCTCTAAAAAATATTGTTTAATATTAAATATTTGTTACGATAATTTTTAACATCTTATTATATATATTATGAAAAAGGTTTAGGAATTTATTATATATTATATTATAAATAAGATAACTATAAGATATTTATTAGATTATGCCCAAGAAAGAAATTGACTATTCAAATACAATTATCTATAAAATAACTTGTAAAGAACCCAGTTTTACTGAGTTGTATGTAGGGCATACGACAAATTTTGTTCAAAGAAAACATGCTCACAAACAAGGGTGTACAAATAGTAGATCACATAACTATAAATGTAAGTTATATGACGTGATAAGAAACAATGGTGGATGGGATAATTGGAAAATGGAAATAGTTAATTTTTTTAATTGCAAAGATCATTATGAAGCAAGAAAAAAAGAACAAGAATATTTTATTTTATTACACGCAACTTTGAATAGCATTGAGCCATTATCTTTCGAAAAACCAAAAAATCCCACCCCAAAGGTTACTAAATCTAAAGAGAAAAAAATATTCTATTGTGAAAAGTGTAATATACACTGTAATACATCCGGCTTACTAGAAAAACATAATAATACGAAAAAACATAATAATACGAAAAAACATAATAATACGAAAAACGATAATAATATGAAAACTCATAATAATGTGAAAAAACATAATCTTAATATTTTAAAAGAAAATGATAAAGGAAAAAAAAATATTTTTGAATGTAAGAGTTGTGACTTTATATGTAGTAAACAAAGCAACTATGAAAAACATATATTGACATCAAAACATAAAAAGTTAACAAATACGGAAAATGATAACGAAAATGCTAAAATATTTGTCTGCGACACATGTAGCAAACAATATTTTTCAAGAGTTGGGCTATGGAAGCATTATAAAATATGTAACAAATTTACAAACAAGATACTAAATGAGACCGAAATAGCCGCGAATACGAGTAATACAGAAAAAGAAATAAATCACGCAATCACAAAAGACATGTTTATGGAGCTTATTAATGACAATAAAGAAATGATAAAAATAATTAAAGACCAACAGGAGCAGATAAAAAGTATGATTCCTAAAATGGGTAACACTATAAACAATACTACTAATAACAACAACAACTTTAATTTAAATGTATTTCTCAATGAACAGTGCAAAGATGCTATCAATATAAACGAATTTATTAAGTCTTTGAAAATAACACTTGAAGACCTTTACTTTACTAGAAAAAATGGAATTGCTCAAGGGATAAGCAATCTCATGATTAATGGTCTTAAAGAATTAGATGTTTATAAGCGTCCGATACATTGTACCGACCTTAAACGTGATACTGTGTATATTAAAGAACATGACAAATGGGAGAAAGATAATAATAATACCATAATGAAAAAAACAATTGAAACTGTCGCAAATAAACAGCGAAATAAAATATCAGATTGGGTAGACTTACACCCACGCTGGATTGAAGATGAAAAACTACAATACGAATACTTGACTATATTAAATAAAATAACAGAGCCTATCGAAGATGACGACAAAATAGAAAAGAAAATTATAAGAAATATAGCACGAGAAGTCCAAATAACAGACATTAAAAAATATTAATACATATTTAATTAAATATATATAAAAAATATGTATTAATATTCTATAGTATATTAAATATAGCATGGAGACAAAAGAACAACTAGTGCAACATATTAAGGGATGGATGTCAAACGATAACGAAATACGTGAAATACAAGCACGGCTTAAAGAGCTAAAGGATAAACGCAAAGGGTATGCTGATAATTTAGTAGAAATTATGCGCAAAAATGAAATCGACTGTTTTGACGTGAATGACGGCAAGCTTATTTATACAAAAACAAAAGTAAAAGCACCTCTTAATAAAACTACTTTAGCTACTTCCCTAATGAAGTATTTCAAAGATGACGATGAACAAGCAAAAGAATTAGTACAGTTTTTGTTAGAGTCACGTGAAGAAAAAGTTAAAGAATCAATACGCCGTAAAGTGCAAAAATAATAATATACTAGTATTATAATTGTGTGACACATAATTATAATACAATGCTCCCTTCATCACATCGAAGAAAGAAAAACGACTTAACACATAATGAACTCATAACTTTAGGTGACATTGAGCGTTATTATAAAAAAACAAATACACCTAGAGATGATACACCTAGAGATGCTACAGATGCGAGAGATAAATCGAAAATCAAAAAACAATATTCAAAACAGATTTTAGAAGAAAAATATGAAGATAATGATGATGATGAATATGGAGATGTAGATGGAGATGGCGACTTGAACGAACTTTTACCTTCCTATATAGAATCTACTATATCAGATAAAATGTCGTTACATGATTTAGAGGAAGAAGAAGATTATGAAAGTAAATTCAATAATGGCTTGTCAATAAAAAAACACAAAATGACAAATATAAGATACCCCTTTTCTGATAAATCTTCAGACCATTTAACACGTGACCTAGATAACATATATGAAAGTTTGAGCGAACTAGGTGATACAGGTGATGGTGAAATTTTAGTTGAGTATTTAGTTTACTCTATAAATAAAAATGCATATAAACCATTTTTAGAATTCATGTTGTATAAATCTAGCGATGATGAGACATTTTATTTCCCAAATTTCTCACAGAGTACTTCAAAATATGATATACTAGATAATGCCTCCTTTCTATTAAACAACTTATTCGGCCATGGTTTATGCGAATTTAAAGGCAGACTTGTCGAATCTCCCAGCATGAATGATGTAAAAAGTGCATACATTAATAAACGCGTCATCTTATTATATGAACTTAAGGAAAAAAATGATACCGTAATTCGGTTTAGAAGTAGTGACACACTATGGTGGGGTACAGTAAGTGAAGTATTCAACTATAGGAAGATACTATTTTATAATATAAGCGAGACAGTTACTGACGTATTTTTAGCTTATCCTGAGGCCATAAAACTTTTCCATAAAGCATCATTAATAGAAACACCTATGGTCGTTTTTAACGGAAGTGACAGTAATACTGCGAAATATAATGCTATTTTCTCTATTAAAAAATCGAATATTGAATCACGATATGGGCCTTTTTATTATTTTACGGATTTGTATAATTCTATGCGATATGCATGTTATGATGTCGAAACAAATGAAAAGAATATAAAGGGTGGCTTGGTTAGATTTGTTATCTATCCGGGCAAAATGAAAATGTTTTTGCAAAAAAACAAACCAGATAAGTCAGAAATGGCGAAATACATTTGTAGTAAACATCCTATTGAAAAAAATACTATACAATTTAGAGATAACGACTGTAAATGGACAGAACAATATAACTCTGCATATAATGGCGCATATGAAATACCTATTAAAAAATCAAATACTACAGGAGAAGATGATGCTGGCGCCTATGATGCTGCTGGTGTTGGTTTCTTTGCTGATGATTTAGAAATTGAACCTGAACCTGAACCTGAACCTGAACCTGAACCTGAACCTGAACCTGAACCTGAACCTGATTTTGATATTGAGTTTTTAAATGGAGGAGATAAAAGAAACAGTACATATTATTTAGCAATGCGTATATGCATAAGTGA